TGTTTCGTCTATATCATCCCAGTTTAGATTCAAGCCTATATCTGTTTGTCCAAAAACACTGAATCGTTGATCATAAACAGACCAGCTATCTTCTTCGTAGTTTTTTACAAGCACAGCATTCTGTGTATCTGTGTCGCTTTCTGAGATCTTATAAGTCCAAAGAAACTGATTGTTAACTCTGTCAAATCCACCATAAATTAAATTAAATTCTAATTGATCGATTTCTTCTCTGGTAAAATTTGGAATTTTGTCATCTGTTCTTACGTTTTGCCGACCGTTTGTAGCAAGTACACCTGTTTTTCCAATTGAAACTACGACATTATCCCAAGAAACAGCTGAAAACTTGGCGTTTGTACCTAAAACACCAGGTACAGCTCTTCCAAAATATGGATTAAACGCATCTGTTGTTTTCTCCATGGTAAAAGCCATACGATCAAAGTTTAATATCATTATTTGACCAAGAAGAGTAGCTCCAGTAATTGTCTGAAATGTATCTGCTTGAAATAAACCTGATCCAGCTATGTTAAATTTATCACCATTTCCGGCTAAGTTACGTATTCCAGAGAATAAAATGCCTTGATTAAATTCAATGCCTCCAATTATTGGCACAATAAAGTTTATGCGTTCGTTAAACCACAAAACATAGCTAGCAGACGTAAGAGCTCCTGTGGATGGAGGTGCAAAATCTGGATTATCCACAATACTAGTGAAGTCTTGAACATCTGTGCCATTATAAAAAAATATTGAAGATCCTGCGGGATTTGGATTGATTCCTTCACTTGTAAAAACAAATCTTGCTCCGTTTGTTGCTGTCGGATAAGAAGTCCCTGAAATATATAAGTCATTTGCTGCGATTGCAAACCCTGCGTAACCAGCCATCGATCCACCAAAAGCAAGTTGATCAAATATTCCCGTTCCAGTATTAAATCGGTATAAGAAGTTTTGATCGCAAGCCAATAATTCTTTAGTTGAATCTGGCAGTGTATGTTCGAATATGCCAAATATTCTCGTGTTTCCAGAAAGCCGTGGAGCAAAGAAGCCAACGCCTTGTCTTGATTGTAAAACTTGTCTATATATAAAACCATTAGTTATATTTTGAAATGAATTAGCAGGTTGCAAATAATTAACTCCAGCATCTGAAGTTCCCGTCGCATAACCTGTTATTTCAAAAACATCCATTTATTATCCGCCGTAACACATGACCCACGTCTGAAGTGGATTTAATAAGTCTCCGCCTCTATTTGACGTCACTATTTTTACAAAAGATACTGATTTAGCGTTTGCTAACACATTTCCTGAAGCTACACTGCCGATTACTGGTAAATCTTGATCCGAATTCTGTCTCATAGCATTGCAAGAAACAAGATAATTGGGCGATGGAAGATTAGTTGTAAAATTAACTGTATATAAACCAGTTCCTGTCCTAACTACTGAAGACACATTATGGCTATAAGCAATGATTCCTGTTGCATCAAATACGGCGCAAGCACGAATACCCAATATTTGCATAACTGCAGATGCGTTTCTAAAGAATGGTTGCACGTCTTGTTGTGCAACTGCTTCTGCTGCTAATTTAAGCTTAGAATACATTACAGAGTCCATACCAGTACCTACCACAGGATCTACTGGTAAACCGCCTACTGTAAAGGCTGGTGATTGCATAAAGCGATGTCTGCCATCTTCATCTGATCCGACATTCCAAAAATGGTCTCTTGTTGTTACTGTATTAGTTCCAACAATTGATGTACCCATAGTTGTTTCAATATATGTTGTGTTTTGCTGTAGAATAGTTCGGTTTGCTTTAACAGAAATACTCCCTACAGGTGCCGTTGAGTTCCATGGCATTGTTATTTACCTTTTTTCTGTGGCTTTACTTTTGGTTTCTTAGAATAACCTTGTTCTTTCTGTGAAAGTTTAAGTTCTGTGGCAATACCAGCTGTACTCATGCCTTTATAATCTTTCTTTTTCATTTTTTTATCGTATTTTTCGTCTTTTTCAACGTAATTATTACCTGGAACTTTCTTGGATTTCATTTCTTTGCCTTTTTGCTTTTAGATTTTACTTTGTCAGCAACACTTAAAGCTATTGCTACAGCTTGTTTTTGTGGTTTTCCAGATTCCATCTCTTTTCGTATATTAGTACTAATAGATTTTTTACTTTTACCTTTTACTAGTGGCATTTTAACCTTGTTTTATTGTTTAGTTTACATAATAAAATATTTAAGATCACTAAAAACGAGGGCATGGTCGACTCATTTTTACTTGATTGTGCGTATTAGTTAAAAGCAGCTTTCTTTCGCTTGAAAACGACTCTTTAATCATCGCTCTAGTCTGTGCATCATATCTAAAATCACGCGCATAATTGTTTGCAGCTCCATAAGCAAGATATCTTAGCCAGTAGTCAAATGGTAAAGGCTCATCTGCATCTGGAAAGTCTACGTTCTTTTTATAACCGAAAATCTTGACCAAGTAAGCCGTATTTGGAATAGTCCTAAACGTCATCTCAGTGCCGTAATACAGCATATTAGTAGGATAGCCAGGAATAAGTATTTCTTCGTTGTTAATGCCCCATATTGCGAAAAATTCGCCTGGATTTTGATATATAGGCAACTGATTCCAAGAAACAGAATTGTTAACAGGATCTAGCAGTGAAATAAATGCTTCTTGAGATAGATTCATAAAATCAGAACTAGCGCCTACATCATTAAATGTGTAAACGCCAGTTGTGTTTGTCTCGTCTATAGTAAAAGACAGTGTACCAAAGCTCTCAAATAGCTTTATGTCGTTCGGCATGGATAAACTGTAGAAGTCATTCAAATAACGCAGTAAAATATCATCACTGGCATCTGGATCGTTTTCATTTCTACGACCTAGAATTCTTCGCATTAAATCTAAAGTATCTTGAACCGATCTACTATTTAGAGCCATATTTCCTTACCATTGCTAATACTTAGTTTCGTTATACACAGGTGTTAAAGAGAAGCGGTTAGATTTAGCCACTTGTCTTGTTTCTTTTGATCCGTCAGCAAGATTAACCCAACCCCACACAGGATAGCCCTTCTCACTTAGATAATGTATAACGCATTCTGGTGCATCATAAACATGTCCAGGAATCCACTTCTCATCATAATGAATTAAGTGATTACTTAAAAATATTTTTACTGGATGAACAGATTTATCGTTATTACCAAATTTAATGCGTTGCTTTGGATGAAGCTCAACAGGACATTGCTTGATAGGATATCTGCACATTCTAAGTTTCTTGTTTAGTTTACGAGCTTCTTCATTGTAAAGCCTGTAATCGCGTATAGACTCTAAAGGCATATCTTCAATTGCTAATTTCTCTTCTTTTGCTGCTTCTAGCGTTTTGCTTATAACATCTTCATTTTCTAAAGCATGTTCTTTTTTTGGTCTTGCCATGTATTTAGTTTCCTTCATATACAAAGTTAGTTTCTATTAAATTGCAAAATCCACCCTCAACATAAGGGGGGAAAAGCGTGGAATCAACTGGCAGATCTGTAACGGGGTACTTTAATGTAAATTTAGTAGCTTCCGTAACAATAATCTTCCATCTGTAATTATTTAGTGGATCTTCTCCACGAGGTATTGGCATTGCGCCGTTTAAGTCTGTCAAACGAACAAATTGACCTGTAGTATAACCGTGATCAGTTGTAGTTGTAATTTCGCAAGGAAGTGCGTTTGTAATGTTTGCTATATCTGTTCTATGTGATGCTTGACCGCTAATATTTACTCCAAATGTAAAACTGCTTTACACTTCTTATGTTCTGCTATGTGACATTTTTTGCAAAGCCATATCACTTCTAAAGGCTTACTGTAATCTGAATGGTGACCCTCAGGTTTACATTCTATTAAACATTGAGAACAAACTTGTGGTCTTGTTAATATGCCTAATACAATTGCACCATAAACCATTTTTCTAGCTGCATTTTTTTCAGGATATTTAATTCTCATTATTTTGGCTGATTTAGAACCATAAATTTTTATTTTTTCTGGATTATTTTTTCTCCAAATTATATTTTTTTCATAAAATATATCATAATTTTTATTTGCATGTTTTTTTCTAGCTTTTTTGTTTATTTCTTTATGTTTTTCTGGATTTTCTTTTTCCCATTTAATTTTATTTTCTTTGTATTTTGCATAATTTTCTTTTCTTAACTTAGTAGCGTATTGTCTTGCGTATTCTCTTTCTTTTTCTCTATTTTTTTCATGAGCATTTTTACTTATTTTTATCATCACATCAGGATGTCTATTTGCCCATTCTTTATTAACCAAATTAACGCATATTTTACATGCACAATTTAATCCGTCTGATGATCTTTTATCTTTATAAAAAGAAATACTTTCTTTTTCTTGTTTACATCTACTACATTTTTTCACGTCCATACTCCTTTTTTATAAAAAGTATAGACGCAAAAGTACTTTCATACAATACTAATCCATTTAGACTAAAAGGTCGCCTAAATCAATTACCTCACCGAATTTATATACCTCAATATTAAATACATCACCGTCAGAACCCATTACAGAGCTTCCAGCAGTTAATTTATATTCAATTGGTTGATATACAAACGGATTTGGCACATATGGCGTCACATCGTATGGGCTAACTTGAGGGTTGTTTAAGCTGATAACAGCAGTCTCAAGAGTAATACGTCCACCGCTTACATAAGCTGTGAATGATGTAGAATCTATTGGCTCACCTGAAATTACATCTTTTAATGAAAATGTAGTTGGGCTTAGAACAACGATTCTATATCTTTGTCCATCTAATTGATCCATACCGTGTGCAACTGGCATCACGCTCCCTAAATCTGTCAAGCGAATAATTTGATTGGTTTGAAAGCTGTAAGCACTGTGAGTAACAACACAAGGATCTGCTTGTGTAATACCTGAAATGGTTGCGTGTCTACTTGAAACGCCACCATCTGTATCTGCAACAGTAAAACCGTTAGTAGCAGTATCTAAGAAGTTGAAAGATGCACCAGCTGATGAATCGATGACTTGTTGTTGAAATGCATGTGCAGCAGTTGTTTGATCTCTAAACCACACAGAAACAGGTTTACCAGCAGCTGTAGCAGTCCAATCGCTTAAATTGTTAAAAACAACCTTATCGGGCTGAAAACTAAAAGTAAACGTATGTGCTGTACCAGCAGAGATGAATTTGTACAATTCTGTACATGTTTGACCTAAAAATAAATCTGACATAATTAATCTCCTTATGCTGATTTTGTTGATAATAGTGTTACAATGTGGCTATCGTCTAAGATTGCTGCATTGAAAAAAGCTGTAAATCCCATTGACTGAAATCTGTTCAAATAATCATTAAAACCAAGTGGTTTTAAAATCATTTCAGTAGATACTTGATCTAGTCCAACATAACCGTAAGCGTTAGCACCCACGAATGTGTTGTTGTATACAGCTGGGTTAGCATCTGTAAATTTAACTAAAGTTGAAGTTACCCATCTTGCCTCATCGGTTGAACCAAATTCCGCTTGTAAAACAGCTTCTTGAGAACCATATTGTGAAGTAGATACAAAAGCGTCTAAATTTCTAATATCTGGTTTCAAGTTAACGTGTGCTGTTACCCAATAAGCACTTTCAATAGGTCCTGTACCAAATCTTGAAGTACCTTCTATAATTGGTGTCATTTTCTCAGTGTCATTATCGTCTAAATATTGAATAGCGCGATTAACGTCTGTTTGTGTTAGCTCAGTGATAGCATTACCATTTGAACCATTCAAACAAGAAATTTGAGGAGTAGCTGCATCCCAAACATCACGAGTTACTTTATCAAGCATTGTGTGCATACATTGAGATAAGTTATCAGCTGTTTCAGAAGCAGTATCATCTTCTACAACTAAAAGAACTTTACGACCAAGTAAAACCACTTTACCGAACTCTTGAATGGTTACGTTAATGTCGAATTTTTGTACTTGCTCAGGTGCTGGATCAGCTTCTTGGCTTAGAACAACAGGATCAGAATTCAAGTTTTCTTGACGTCTAAAAGCCATTGTATCTGTATTTTTTTGTGGTAGCGTAAAAGCACGACCAAAAAGGTTGTGTACGCATCTCGGTTTAGATCTTTGCAACAGTGCGCGATGTGCCCATCTGTCTGCCATTGATCCGTAACCGCTTGTTGTCGTTACTGACATTGTTTATCCTTGCCTATCTAGCTACTTTCTTTGATTGTTTCCACTTCATAAATTCAGAATCACTCATGCTCATTACATCAACAGCCTCATTTAATGCAGCAGCTTTTGGTACTGCACTAGGTGAGTTTGGCGCATCTTTCTTTACAGACTGCGTCGGTTTAACTAGTTGTTGTTTTTGCTTTGGAGTCAATTTATCCATTAACTCGAATGCTTCTTCATATCTATTGGAGGCTAAATCAATTGCTGTAGTTAAGTTAGGTCTTTGTTTTAAAAATTTAGGTAAATGTTCATTTATATATTCAAATTTCTCTGGATTAGCTTTAATCCAAAGTCTTTCTTCAACTGCACGAATGGTTTCATTTTGAGATCTAGCTACTTCTTCACGGGTTGCAGACTCATAACGCGAACTATCTTCTTCAACAGGCTTTTGAGCTTGTTGTTGAATTTGTGCATTTCTTTGTTTTTCCCACTGAAGCTCTAGCTCTAACTCTCTTTTCTGTTCACGCAATTTCTGCGCTACAGATAATGGAATCATCGTCTTTTTCTGTGGTTCTTCATGTTCCACAGATTCGGGTACTTCGTTTTGTTCTGCTTGTGCAGCCTCAACGATTTGATCGATTGGTTCTACTTGATGTTCTACGGCTTCATCTAACATAATTTTTCTCCGTCAGTTATACGCGATTTTATCCCTTCGCGGAGGGCATTGCGCCTTTTGCTTGCAGGTAGGCGACGCCATCTTTATTAAATTCTACTTTTAACTTTCCATCATTGCCTCGTGTTACCATCCACAATAGTTCACATATCCCTTTAGAATTACTTACCCAAAAAACTAGTTGATTAGACATGAAAGGGGGTAAGCGATAAGTGATTACTGGACGGCTAACATGAAATTGTGATGAATCGTTTTTATCAAACTTTGCGTTGATAGTTAAATAATATGTTTCTCTGATGTGCTGATTATCTAACACAGCACTATCTATTACATCATCAATAACTTTCTTTAAAGCGAGTTTTTGATCTACATGCTTTCTAGGCAATAGAAGCCCACTTTTTGGATCTAATAGCAAAGATTGATTCATGGATTACATCCCTGACATACCACGTAAGCTGTCTTGTTGCTTCTGTGCTTTTTGTAACAGCATATTAGCTTTGCGTTGATCTGCATTCATTCCAGGACCGCATTC